AGAAATCAAGGCCAATGTTCCCCGCAATCGTCGAAGCCCCGTGAGCGATCCCGTGCCGCTGCGCCGCCTGCATTTGATGCTGTGCGGCGACCGCCTGTCTGGCCATGGCCGCGGATGACGCTGCAAACGCCTGCTGCTCGCGCTTGACGGCGCGCGTGGCCGCGACGGTCTGGCTTTCCCACGACCTGACCTGGCTGGCCTGCGCCTTGGTCCAGTCCGATGCATGCGCCGCGAGACCCGCGGATTTGGCATAATCCTGCCAAGCCTTCGCGACCTGCTCAATTTCTTTGCCAGACAGCTTGAGTTTCGACAGGCTCTTTTGCAGGCGGTCGGTCGCGCCTGTGTTCTCCATGCCCTTGGCGACGTCTTTGGCCGCTTTTTCAGCATCGTGAAGGGCCTGAGCTACACTACGGGCCGGCTTCGATATGTTGTCCACGAGCGCGACGGTGAGCGTGGAAGTCAGATTACCCATCAATCCATCCCTTCAATCCGCCGCGCCTCGAAAACTTCAAGGCAGAATTCGCCCCAGTCCATGTCCATGATTTCAGCCATGGACCACCCGATGGTGCGCTTCACGAAGGCGCGATACATGCGCCAGCCAAAGGGGCTCAGGCGCTCGCGTTCTCTTTCGCTTCCGTTTCTGGCCGGAAGCGGCGGGGCAAAAAATCAAGCATCACCTTCTGGAGCGCCAGATTGTCGTCATCGTCGAGCGCGTCCATCACGGCGCCGGGGATCGAGGCGCCGTCGCTGTCGACGAACACTGGCCATCTGAGCGCGCCGTCCTTCTCCTGGCCGAGACGCTCGGTGAAGTCCGAAACTTCTTTCGCCGTCAGTCGCTTGATGCCAATCGAATCATAGGTCTTGCCGGCATATTCAACCGGCCATTCGAGAAGGACCGACGTTTGCCGGACGCGGGAGCCGACGAAGCGCGGCGCCCCTTGTTTTTCGCCTGCATTGGCGGCTAAACCCGCAGTATCCTCGGAGGTGCTCAACATGGCGGTTTTCCTTTTTGGCGCAGTGATCGCCGTTGTTCTACTCGTCTTGCGCTGGGCGCTTTCCGCGGTCGCGCCCGAGCGCTACCTGCTGCAAGCCGACCGCGCCATCAGCCAGGCCGGCAAAATCGGCTGTCTGGTCTGGCTTGTCGGCTTCGCTATGCTCTCGGCCTATATCGTCTGGGACATCAATTGGTCGGAACACGCAAAATCGTATTCGTCTGCTGATTCAGATCCACGCCGTTGACGCGCCAGATATTGGCGAAGAAATCGTAGTAATAGATTTCGTTGCCGCCGATCAGCATCTCGTAAAACGTGATCTCCTGAATCTTGTGCGTCTGGCTCGACAGGTCGCCGCGCTTCAAATTGTCGTTTTCCAGATTGACCAGCCGGCCGACTTCCGTGACTTTCCACTCAACCGGAGAATTCCCCTGCTTGTCGCGCAACACAGCGTAACTGGTCCAGGAGACGCCAGACTGGCCGAACAGCGCCATCGTCTGAGGATCCGCGCCGGCGAGCTTGAATGAGTGCTCCAGCGCGCTCAGGCCGAGGCCGCCAATCGTGATCGCGCCGATGGAGCCGCCGGGGTGGTGCTCCACCGTCTTTTCTTCCAGCTTCGGGAAGGTGTTTTCGGTGATGGTCAGATGCTTGGAGGCGTTCTGATCGCTGGCGGGACCCGCGAAAAGGTTGAATGCCTCAGGCACGAAAAGTTTTGACATTTGGCGACGCTCCGTTGAGCAAATGCGGTTGGAAAAGCGAGCGCGCCGCGATCAACGGCGCGCGATAGAGCAGGGCTTAGACGCCGGTCGATTGCGCCGCGCCGGCGATATATTCCGGCGTGATACCCGACGCTTCCGCGATGATGGTCTGCTCCTCGACCACAAGCGCCTGGTAGTAATCCGAGGACAGCACGGTGATGAGGGTGATGGGCGCCGGAGTTTCGTTGGCGAAGCCGACCGCGAACTGGCCCTGTTGCAGATTGCTCGGGCTGGTCTGGCTGGCGACGAACGACACCTTGAAGCCGATGCTGATCTGCTGCGAAAGCAGGAACGAGCCCAGCACCTTCATGTCGAGCAGCACGTCTTCAATGCTCTGCGGCGTGGTGTTCTCAATGCCCAGATGGCGGCGCATCGACTTGATGAGCTGTAAATAACACCAGTCCTTCATGCGACGCTTGTTCACAAACCACTTGTTCGGATCGGTCGAGGCGTTCCAAACGCCCTGCCAGACAAAGCCAGAGGACGTGGCCGCCGTGTCGGAGCCGATCACGCCGGACTCAATCACGGCGATCTGCGCGGCGAGCAGCTCCTGGCCCTGACACGCGCCATCCGTCAGGCTGAACGGATAATGGTTTTTCAGGCCGCCAATGCCCTGCACTTGCTGGCCGGAAATCGACCAGCCCGGCACGCTGCCGGCCGGCGAATTGTGCTGGCTGTCCACCGAGACCTGCAGGCCGAGCGCCTCGGCGACGCCGTCATAATAGATCGCGCCCCCAGCGCCGGGGAGCACCCAGGCATCACAGGGGATGAGACGTTCAGAGGCCAACAACTGGCGCCAGGAGAGCGCGTTGGCGAGCACACCATCGCCAGCGTCGGAAACGTAGGCCACCGCGTTGAGCGATGTCAGGATCGCCGGAAGCGCCGCGCAGACCGGGTTGGCCGTGGCGGGCGTGGCCTGATAGCCGGTGTAGCCGGGACAACCGATCAGGCGCGGAATATAGCCTGTGTTCGGGCCAGCTTGCAGCAGGATCGGGAGGGCGGCGACGATGGCCGCGATGGTCGTCGGAAGATCGGCGCCGCGCGTGACGGTCACAACGACAATGGCGGCGCCGTATTGGAATTGCGTCACCTGATTGTTGATCGAGGCGATGGCGCGCGCGAGGTCGCCGGTCGCGCCGATCTTCGGGACGGAGCCGGACGCGGCCGTGATATAAGCCGGATCGGACGAATTGAAGAATACCGGCTGGCCCAAAGGGAACGTGGTGGCGTCGGCGTCGTCCTGGCAGAGGACAAGGCCGATGGTCGAGAGATCAGCCTGCACGAGCGCATAGGGCGCGGTTTCGGTTTCGTTGAAAATCAGGCCATAGACAGGTGCGGTCATTTGGGCGGCACTCCATAGGGAAGCGCGCCCGGAAGCGGCTTCAGGTTGAGAGGTTTCGAGGTTTGGGTTTACGGGGCGATCACACCCACGCGAGGACGCGGGCCTTGACGTTCTGGCAGGGCGGCGGGGTGTATGAGCTGGCTGAAGGTCCCAGCGGGCCGACCGTCGCGCCGTTAATGCGGACGTAAATGCCCGAGGCCGTCGTCCAGATGTCGCCATTGTTCGGCGCGGTCGGGGCGACGCCTGCCGGAATATTGATGCTGGCGGACGTGGACAGCGACGCCTGAAGCGTCAGCGCGTCGCCAGACTGCTGTTGCTGGACCTTGCCTCCGGCGAGGACGAGCGGGAGGCGGGCGGGCATGACGCCTCCGGATCAGAGCCCGATGAACGGGCCGGGAGTGAACTGCATGGCGGTCGCCGACAGCGCCGTGCCGACGATCTGGCTGTAATGGCCGGCGGTCGTTGGCGACGCGGACACGACGCCGCCAGCGGCGGAATCGGACAGGTAATAGTCCGCGCCGGGCGTCAGTCCGCTCAGCGCCGAATTGATGCCGGAGAAATACACAGTTCCGGCCGCACCGTTTGCGATGGCCGCCAACACGAACCCATGTGACTCCAGCCCCGTCGCGCCATTGGCGTTGCGCACGTTCAGCGTCCCGGCGTTGTTCCAGACATTGATAAGCGCGCCGGCGGAGATCGCTTCGCTCGCCACAATGGACTGCGTGTCGGGTCCGATACCTGTCGGCATCATGGTCACGTCCACTTGCCCGGCGGCATTGAGCGCAACGACAGAGCCCGCGCTCGACGAGCCAGCTGACGCCTGAAGAGGCGAAATCATCTTCAATTTGCCCGCGACGAGCGAGAGGAATTGTTGAAGAGCCATCTTGTCCTCAGTTCAAGCTGATGGGAGGCATTGGCGCGATCAGGATTTCTGTCGCCGTCAGCGCGTAGCCGATTTGATGCAGCACACCGCTCGTCGGCGGCGCCTGCGTCAGGACGCCGTTCGCGGTGACGTAAAGCGGCTGTTGCGGCGTCCAGGCCCAGGCCGAGAAAGAAAACGTCTCGCTGTCCACGACCGTCAGCGTCTGGCCGGCATTCGCCGCTTGCGTGGCGACGCCGGCCCACACGTACCCGGCGGCGCTGGGGTCCGCGAGGATGACGTCGCCGCTTACATCGAACATCAGCCCGCGCGAGCCGAACACATTGGCGCCGGCGGTAAAGGTCGGTTCCGCCGGCTGCGACACAGACCCGCCAGAGCCGCCCGTGACGCTGATCGTGCCGTCCGAGGCTACAGTCACCCCCGACCCGATCTTGACGCCGCCCAGCGTCGTCGCCGTGGCTACAGGCAGGACATAGGATGACGACCCGCCCGACGATCCGCCGCCCGATGACGATCCGCCGGAGGACCCGCCGCCGTTGCTCGACGAGCCGCCGCCGGAAGAGCCGACGCCGCTGCTTGGCGGGTCGGGATCGACGGAGATCGCCGCTCGCGAGAGCAGCGCCGCCTGAATCGCCGAGGCCGACCACGCCACGGGCAATGCCGCGTTGCTCGCGAGGGCGACGGCGACGGGATCGCTCATAGGGTTGTCACCCCTTGCTCTACGGTGATCGTGCCCTTCTGCCGCCGCCAGACGCGCGGGTCGTTGGCGAGATAGTTCAGCACGTCGTAGGAATACGAGCCGGCGGGGACGTCCTTGGTCTTGGACGCCGGGACCGACAATTGCCACTGGCCCGAAGTCGGCGCGCCGACCAGGATGAGGCTGTTGGCGGTCGAGATTTCAATGATCACATTCGACAGGTTGGCCGGGTCGCGAAGCTGGATTTTCAGGCTCATCCCAGTCAAATCCACCGGGTGGCCGCCGTCCGTCCAGACGAACGACTGATCCCAGGTCTCATTATTGGAGACCGTGAAATCAATCTCTACGGCCTCCGTCATTGCATCGTCCCACGAAGGATTTCCGCCACGCGCGATGTCGCGATGTACGTTGACGCTGGCGTCGTCGCCGGCAAGCGAACGCTCGTCGCGAGGTATTCCACGCCCTCCTGGATAGAGGGCGACGACGTGTCGACGCTCCTACCGGCATCGATCCGTTGCAGGAGCCGGAAGACGAACTCCTGCACCAGCGGATCGGTGCTCGCCTTGATCGCGACGGCCTCGGACGGCGTGAAGCAATCGTAGAAATCAACCGCTGAAATGACGCATGTCGTCGGCGGCGCTGGCGCAGTGAATGTCGGAACACCGTTGGCGTCGAGCGTGACCGTCCAGCCAGCATCAACCGGGCTACTGTCGTCAACGTCATAGGCGGCCGCGCCGGGGATGGTCGAAGACACGGTGACGCCGGACTGATGCGCGGCAGCATGGCCGGCCACGACCCCGTTGGAGACGAAAACGGTTTTCATCAGTTGGCCTCCAAGGTTGATGCGATGGCGGTCGCGCTCGCCCCCGTCGCAATGGTTACGGGCGAGCCCGCGCCCGCGTAGAATGAAAAATTCGCCGTCGCACCAGACGCAAGGTTTGCGACCTGCGTGCTGTTGACGGTGACGGTGCCAACCGCGCCGGTGCTGGCGATAGTCAGCAACACCTTGGCATTAAAAGACGGTGTGTAAGTGAGGGACGCGCTTGCGGCCAAAGTCCCTATAATTCCGGTTGCCATTTCAGCGCCTCGTCAGTTGATTTGGGTTTTTTGCGCGGGTAGCTGCAAGCCCTGCATCACCGCCAAATTGCCGATGACGCTCATCATTTGGCCGGGCGGCGAATTGCCTTGATAACTGCAATTCCACGACTGCGAGAACGTCAGGCGCGTCGTCGCGGAGCCGCTGATCTGGACGGCCGCCGACTGACCGACGCTGGCTGCGTTCATAGCGACGCCGACCGGGACGCGCGACACGTTGTAAGCCGTGTAGAAGCTGACGTAATTGCCGTTGAGAATACGGCCGACAACGCTCGAACCGAACGAGACGAACTGAACCGAATTGTTCGCACCGGAACCCGCGGCCGATGCTGTGGCGACGGCCGTTCCGCTGAGCGCCCCGGCCGCCGTGAGTTTGGCCGCATAGGCGGTGGTCCCGACGGAGTAATGGATGAGCGCGCCGCCATCGGTCGTTCCGACGATGGCCGTTTCCGAATTGGCGGTCCCGGCGCCAAAGCTCGCGCCGCCGGAGGCCGTTCCGGTCGGCGTATAGACGCCGACGTTAATCGTGCTGGTCACGTAGCTGGTGTTGCTGCCGAGCAACACCCAGGCAAACACGAAATTGCCGTTGGTCAGCGTCGCGCCCGCCAAACCGCCGTAATAATAGCCGCCCATCACGGGTTGGACCGCATTCTGTGTTTGCAGAACGCAGGCCGAATTGAAAAACAATAACAACAGTTGACTGTTGCTGGTGATGCCCGCCACGGCAAAGCCGCCGTTCGACGTCGCCCAGCAGTAATTCGATAACAGGGTGGACATCGCCGTGGTGTTGCTGGCGACGAGCGCCCCGGCCGCCGTATAGGTCTTGGCCCAGGTGTATGCATCATAGGCCACGAGCACGAACCCGCCGCCCGTCAGCGCGGCGCATGACATTTGGTTGGCGCTGGCGATGTTGGTCTCGAAATTCGCAGGCGTTCCGACCGAGCCGGCCGCGGAAATGACGGCAAAGAACGGGCCGCCGCTGGTCATGTAAAAAACGGCAAACCCGCCGCCGGTCAGCGCGATGGCTTGTATCACGCTGTACGCATTGTTCGCATCGACCGCCGTCGGCCCGACGACCAACGCGCCCGTGTTCGAGTAGATGGCAAACATCGGATGATTGGTCGCGCTGGCGTAAACCACCGCAAAGCCGCCGCCGGCAAGCGCCACTAGACAGCCCAACGTCATGTTCGCGGTGGTCGCAATCGTTATCGGCCCGGTGATCGCCCCAGATTGACTGACGATGTCGACTTGGACGGTGTAGGGCGCGCCACTCGCCGTGTTCATATTCAGAGTGGCGCAGGAACCGTTGGTGAGCAATACCGGCTGCACATTTCCGGCGCCCAAAGCGGCCGACGCGCCAGGGATGGCCTGCACACTCAAAGACGACGACAGATATGCCGGCTTCTGAACCGCGCTTAAGCCCGGAACGGTCGGATCGTTGACCGCATACAAATTGCCGTCAGAACCGAGCGAAACCACGTCGCCAAGCTGAATCGTGTCGTTCGACGTCAGGGAGGCGGTGATCGGCGTGCTCGATGCGCTCGATGCGCTGTTTTGATACCGGGCCATCAGGAGGTGCTCTCTTCAAAGCCATTGACGAGGGCGTTCAGACCGCCCGTGGACGATTGAACAAATACGGATTGGCCCGGCCCGACACTGGTCGTGACGCAGATCGGCGATCCCGCTGAAAGCGCCGAATTCGTCTCGCGGATTTCAGCGGCGGCAGGCGTGGCCGCCTGCGACGAAATAGCCCACGAATATTTCGCGCCGAGCGATCCCGTATTGTTGAAATTGACCTCAACCGCGGCGCTGAAGCCGGTGGGGCAGGTGTAGAGCTTCGTCCAGGACCCCGTCCCCGACGAAATCGCCGCCGCGCCCAGAAGGCCGGTGTTCCCGATTGCCATCAGACCATTCCCATGATGTTGGCGCGCAGGCGAAGCGCCGCGCGGCCGGATTTGAGCGAAGTGGCGGACGCGGTTTCATAAGTGAACAGGTCGCCAAACAGTTCGGCGATCGCCGCCTGCACGTTGGTCGAGGTCATGCCGGCCGGCGGCGAAAAAGTGACGATGCTCGATGCCACGCCGTCGGTGATGAGTTGATTGACGATGCCCTGTGCGGTCGTGATCCCCGCCTGCGCCGTTGTTATAGACGCTTCAAGAGCCGCGAGCTGCGGGCCAACGTTCGCCTGAATGACCGCGAGCGCCTGCCCGGTTCCTTCGTCGATCAGAGCCTGAAAACTGGCGCGGACCGCCTCAAGCGCGACGAGGCGCGCGCCGACGTCGGTGAGCGCCGCGTCCCATGCCGCCTTGTTCAGCGCCATCCCATCCGGGGCGGCGTAGTCGTTAGATGCGGACGGAAGCGGCGTGGATGACATCGGCCCCGAACTCCTTGACGATCAGCGCGAGGAACGCGCCGGTCATTGTGTGCTTGTGCAGCGGCAGGATGTGAGCGGCGCCATAGCTCAGAGGCTGCGTCACCGTCACGTCGTATTCGGCATTCGGGTCGATCTTGGCCGGGTCGAATGCCGGCGTGGCGGGTGTGGGCATTGCTGGCTCCTATCAGGCCGCGAACATCATGATGTCCTGCACGAACGGGACTTTGACGACCGTCGAAGTCGTCGCGGTCGGCATGACCGCCGCGCCCGTCTGCGGCGTTCCGGGCGTGAACGTGCTGGTGAAGGTGACGCGCGCCGCATCGGTCGGGTCTGCGGATTGCGACGTGACCGCCGGCGTCAGGATCTCACCGGTGGAAAGAAGCAGCTTGTTCGTGAACGTGTGCAGGTTCGGATCGAAGTTATCGACCGTCGTGACGACGGTGATCGACGACGACGCATAACCAAACGGCTGCTGTTTCGACGGCGCGGCCATCGTCCCTTGCATCCGCCCCGCCCACACACGGGCGTTGGTGTCGAGGACAATGGACGGCATAAGGTCGGTTGTGCCGATGAAGGTCGCGCGCAACTGGCATAGCGCCGGCAATCCCGTCAGCGGGTTGGCTTGTCCCGCCGGCGTCAGCGTGGACCATGTCGTTGATCCAATCGGCATGATTTCCCAAACGAACGACGTGCCAGCCGGCGCCCACCCGCCGTAGAGCAGCTTGATTTCCGTCATGCCGTTTTCCAGCGCAATTGGCTGGAAATTCACGACAACACGCGTGTTGGCGAACTGCGCGGCGTTCAAATGAAAGGCAAAATCGTTCAGCGGATCGCCCTGCGCCCAGACGCTGTCGGTGGACCAGAACAGCGACCCTTGTGCGTACTTATTGTTGCTGACCGTCGCCAGCGCGTGGTTGCCCACAGTGACGGTGAACCACGCATAAAGCTTGCCGGGGTCGAGAAGCGTTGGCGTGAACGAGAACTTGTTCCAACCGACCGCGAGCGTCCCGCAAGCGACGGTAGTTTGAGCCAGCACGGAGGTCCAGTTCGGCTCGCCGGTCGCTGTCGTCTCGCACAAGAACAAATGCACATCGCCGCCGGTGTTATCGACCCGCGTGAAATACAGGTCGACGGACGTGGCTATCATCGCCTGAGAATTAAGGAACGTCTGCGCGTAAATCGAGCCGTTCACGCCGTAAGTCGTGGTCACGTAGCTCCAATAGGTCTCTGTCCATGAATCGATTTGAAGCTCTTGGACGGCGAAGACCTGATGCCCGGCCGACGCTGGGTTCGCGTTCCACGCGGCGGTTGTGGAGTTGCCGGCCCAATCCAGCGTGTCCGTCGATGTCGAGAGGCCGTCCGACACATAGGTCTGGCCATTCGCGGTGAAGGTCTGCCCGACCTCGGTCCCCGCGACAGCGGCAAAGCCCGTTTGGTTTTGGCAGACGTTGACCGTGGGGCCATAGCTGACCGCCGTGCGCGCAACCGTGTTCTGCACTGCGGTCGTGACCGTGTTGACCTGCTGCGAGATGTCCTTGTAGCCGTCGTTCCCTTCGACGCTGATGCGCGTCGTCTCGATCCACGCAGGCAGAGCCAAATAGTTCTGGATCGTCAGCAGCGGGTCGCCGGCCGTCAAAAGCGAAAGCTGGTTGTTGGTGATCGAGGCCCAGGGAAAGCGCACGCCAGTCCAGATGCGCGCCAGCCAAGAGGCGTTGGTCGTGTCCCAATCATCGGTGAAAAGACCAGGGTCTTCCCAATAGGCGCGCGCCGTCGCCGGCAGCTTTGTCGCCAAATTGAGATTGTTGAGGTTGACTTGAATTTGCCGCATCAGCTCGGGGCGCGGAATGGTCCGCATTTGGCCGGCGAGATAGGCGAAGTCGGTTTCGAGCGTCGCAGTACGCTGTGCGATGTCGGAAAATTCCGCTTCCAGCACCGTCACTCGGCCCTCGACCTCACACAGCGTTTTCAGCCTCCAGCCCTCGCCCGACACGATCTGCGAAATGCCCGTCGCGGTCAGCAGCACAAAGGCAAGGCAGCAATCGCTCGCGGCGATGCTCGGCATGACCGGCGTGGGCGACGGCAGGCCGTCCTGCACCACGATCTGCACATAAAGCTCGTCAGCAACAGGCGTTGCTTGCTGAACGGTCGCGCCAGACGACACGTCCGTCTCGAACATGCGGTTGTCATTATCAACCTGATGCGCGCCACGCACGAGCAGGGCGACCCATTTCTGGTCATTTGAGACCAGCGGCAGGTACGCCTGCAAATTGACGGAGATCGCCGACGTGGACGTGTAGAAAACATCGTCCTGGAAAAGCGCGCCGGGGTTGATGCTCAACTGGATCGCGCTGGTCTGCGAAATCGTGAATCGCGCCCACGCATCAGGATAGCCGACAGCGCCGCCCGCGAGTGTCTGAGCGTCAGCCCGCGCGAAGACGCCGATGTTGGTAAAATCGTCCGGCGTCGCGATTTCCGCGTCGGTGAAAATGACCCTATTTGCCATTGCGATCCTCAGAGATTGGTGCGGGCGACCCACTCGCCGAGATAGTGCCCGGCGTCGAGCACGGGCGCGTCATCGATCGACAGCGGGCGATGATGGGCGAAGGAAGCCCGGATTTGCGTTTCCGGCGCGCGGGCGACGCGCAGCGCGGTCAAGCAGCGGTTGATCGGGGTCATGTCGGGGTTGCGCGTTGCGAAGCGGCCAACGGCAGCCCTGCCCATGACGAACGCGTTCCCTGGCTCGACGGTCGCCACATTGACGAGGTAGCGCGCCAGAAACGGCGGATGGTTGACCGGGTCGCCCATCGGCGACCGATTGACGATGAATGGGCGCGGATAGGCGATGGCGTCGAGAAGCGTCCCGCCGACGTAGGTCAGGAAATTGATCGCGCCCTGCCGCGTGCCCTTCAGCGCCGCGTCCGTCCAGGCGTTGGCGATCACCTGGCGCTTGGTCGCATCAGGCCAGTCGGCGAACCATAAATCGACGGACTCATGGCCTGCGAGCCACGGCAGGAAGGCCTCCGGCGTCCGCGCGGGATCAACGATTTGCTGGATCGGGACCGGCAGATGATCGCTCATCGCGCCCGCTACGGCGATTTCAACCGGCCCGGCGTTGGTGGGCAAAACGGACTGGACGTTCACAGCAGCACGTTCGGCGTAATGGTCAGGCCAGACATGACCAGGACCGTGTAGGGATCGGGCGGAATGTCAGCGGTGGGCGCTACGCGGGCGACGCTCAGCACGCCGCCGACATAGGCCGCGCCTGTCAGCAGGTCCATCGGGACTTGGCCGCCGAGGATCATGCGCGCGTTCGCGGCAGCCGTGACGGCGGCCGCGGCGTTAGCGGCCACCGTCGCCGGGTCTGGGCCCTGTGGGATGGTCAGCACCAAGTTGACGGCGTAAAGCGTCCGATTGGCCGCCATCACTGTGACCGAAGTCGCTTCAGCCCGCACGCCGGTTGCATTGACCGCCGCGCGAACCGCCGCGAGCTGCGCGCCGGTCGGCAGCGCGCCGGCCGGCCCAATGAGTGGCATATCGATGTCGCCGCGCCGCCCGTGCGTCTCGAAGCCAAGCACCGCCGCGTCGAGCATGGCCGGCCAAGCCGTGAAGGCGCTGTAGAGGTATTTGTCGACGGACCCCGCCGCCGGCCGGTCGAAGGCGAGCAGGTAGCGGCGCAGAAGCTGCGTGTCGCTTTCCATCACAGCGACGGTTGTATCTGTCGCGGCCTGCAATGTCAGGCGCTGGACGCCGACGCGGGCGCAAATGTTATCAAGATCGGTCTTCGTGGCCAGCGGCGCGAGCACCGCCTTGACCGCATCATTCACGCGCTGCCGGTCGAGCAACCGCAGATATGACCACGCTTCGCCCAGAATCGACGCCGGATCGGTTTCGAGCGACGAAACGTCATAGGCCGGCAGCGTCGGGTCAATCGCCTGCGCCCGCGCCCAATAGGCCGCAAACTGCGTCTTGAAATTTGCGAGCAGTGTCGGGAAATCGAGCGCCTCGATAGCCGCCGGTGCCGGAAGCAGCGACAGGTCAAACGGCAGCAGAGACGACGCCATGATGACCTCAGAGGAAAACGGATTGAGACGAGGCGACCGTGTAATCGCCTTCGAGCGCGTTAGGCATATAGTCGCCATCGATCTCGATCTGCGCCTGACCTTGGCGCAGATGCGAGGGTGAATTACCGGCTGCGGGAAACCGGAAGGCGCGCACGCGGTAGCGCGGCTCCCAAAGCTCGACGGCGATGACGATGGCCATGTACCAGCGCATGAGGAGTTGAGGCGTCAGGTTGCGCCCGAGAAGCTCGATGCCCGCAAAGCCGAAGGTGCGGCGCATTACGCGCGTCGCGAGGAGTGTCGTGAAGATGACGCCGAGCGACTGCTTGCAATGCGCCCATCCGGACAGGGGCCGCCCGGTCCAGCGGTCAATGCCGGAGGTCATATCGGCGTTCCGGTGTTGCCGCCGCCTGGCTGAACGCCAGAGTGGGTGTGGTCGGATCCAATGTCCTTGCCGTCGTGGGTGACTTTGCCGCCTTTCACATCGAGGCCGGAAGCGGAAAAGCTATAAGCCACGCCCTTGATGGTCCGCACATAGGCTTCGCCGTCGTTGGATTCCTTTACGTCGCCAAAAGTGCTGACGATGGAATTTGCGTCAGTCGATGGCGACGGGTTGGCGTCTGACCAGCCATATGGGATGCCAATGCCCTGCTCAATGTCGCCGTCGGGCGAAATCAGCAGCATTTGTTGGCCGACACTGGGAGGCGAATGCAGTTTCAGCGCGCCCGCGTGCTGCGAATAAGGCCGCCACGGCGATTTGATCGGCTGGCCGTTCTCATCGATGCCAATTTCTTGCCGATAAAGATGCTGATTTGCGTCAACGTCCGTGACTTTGCCTGGACGGTGCATCCGCTCGTGACGGTCGCGCAAATCGGCGTGAGCGGCGTGAAGGTCTTCAAGCGCGCCATGCATCTGGGCGATCTTCGTATGCAGCGACGATGTGGCCGCGGCGACGTGTGCAGCGATGATGGCTTCAATCACGGCGGTCATTTTCCTTTCCGTTCGCGCGTTCGCGCGTCAAGGATATACGGGCCCGGCGGGAATGGTTTCGACAGGCGCGGCGAGCGCGTCGGGGACGGCGACGGTTTGCGAGTCGGCCTGTTCGGCGGGCGGCAGCGGGGCGACGGGCGCGGGCGTGTCACCCAGGCCGATGGCGGCGAGCGTGTCGCTGGAGACGCCGAGCGTCGCCGCCAGCGCCGGCCATTCCGACAGCGCGCCGGTCAAGGCGGTTTCCAGCAGATCGGCGAACCCGGTGAGTTCGCCGCCTTGCGTGCGCATCTGCGCGAGCAGCGCCGACCAGGCGGCCGTCGGCGCGCCAAATGGTGGTTCCGACAGCGCGTCGACCGTCAGCGAATAGACATGGGCGGCGACCTTGACGCCCTTTTCGGTTTCAAACAGCGGCGGCGCGAACATTTCGGCGTCAACGGCGAGCCGGAACCGCTCCCACAGCGCGCCCCACGGGCTGGCGTCGGGCGCGAGCGCGGCGACGCATTGCCGCCACATGAAAAACAACGCCGTGGAGCCCTTGAGCGCGGCGGCGCCGCCCGAGGACTCGGCTGCGACCGGCGCGAACAGCTCGACGCGCAGCACGACCTGAGAATCGCCCATGGCGAGCGACACGTCCTTGGCGTGCAGCCCGGCGCGCTCGATGAACACCGCGATGGTCGGCCCCTTGGTCACATCGACCGGGCCGTCCGGCTGCATGACGACATTGGCCGAGGCAAGGCCGACGCGCAGCGCCTGCGTCGCGATGATCAGCAGGGCGATGCCGGAAAGGCCGCTCATATCGTCAGACCTGCAACAGGGGGCAGAGGATGCGCCCGAGCCCGTCCGGCTCGGCCGCGACGATCTTCAGCACCGGCGCGCCGGGCCGCTCGATGGCGGTCAGCCGCCAGTCCGCCTGCGGCGTTTGCCGCGCCGCGAACACCGAGGCGGCGAAATCGACGCGCGGCGCGGGCTGGACGATGTCGGAGCGCGCGCCGGTGACGCCCGCCGCGCCCTCGACCCGTTCGACCTTGGTCGGGATGTCGAGGATGCCGATCACGGTGAACGGCGCGATGGTCGGATCCGGGCCGCCGGCGAACACATCGCCGGAGGTCCATGGCGTGACCAGCAGCTGCTCGCCGTAAAACCCGTCGAGCAGCGGCTGGCGCAGGACCAGAAGATCCCGGTAGGTGGACACGGCTCAGTAGCTGGCGGTGAGCTGGCGCAGCGCCGCCGGGCGTGTGCAATAGGACAGCGGGTTGGTCTGCATCTCCAGCCGCACGCCCTTGTTGTTGTCCGAGGGAATCGCTTTGGCGTAGCGCGGCAGGCCGATGGTGTTGACGGTTTCCATGTAATCGGCCGGCGCGAACACGGTGCGGAAGAAGTTCGGCACGCCGAGCGGATAGAGCTGCGCGGTGTCGGTTCCGATGAACTGGGTGAACGTGCCGGAGCCGTCATTGGCCGGCACATAGCCGCGGTAGTTTTCCCAGACGATGCCGCCGAAATCGAGCTGCGCATAGGCGATGCCGTCGCGCAGGCGCAGGCCTTCCTGGTAGAGGTAGGTTTTCTCGACGTCGGGATGGGTGATCAGCGCATCCCAGAATGCGTCGCCGACCAGCGCGCCGACGCCGCGATAGGCGACGCCGCCGAGGCTTTGCGCGACCGACCGCACAACGTCGGCGGCCTGCTTGCGCGGCTTGCCAGTGGCCGACAGGTCGAAGGTGACGCCGGCGGGCTGGCTGATACCAAATTCGTTGTAGAGGTTGTAGACGGTGTTGCCCTGCGCATCGAGAATGATGCCCTTGACCGCGCCGACGCGCTGATATTCCAGCGTCGCGTCGAAATTCGGCGTGATCTCGCCCATGCGCTGGCCGAGATAGGTCTCGACGGTGCGCGGCTGGGCCGGCGTGCCGAATTCGCGGATGTTCTGCACTTCCTCGGCGAGAATCGCGTCGTCGATCTGGAAGTGCGAGGTGTTGAGCTTGCGGGCGCCGCGCAGCAGCTTCGGGCGGCTTTCGCCGGGACCGCCGCGACGGGTCGGCGAGATCAGCGACAGGAAGCCGTCCTTGTTCTCGATGGCGACATCGGTGGTGATGATGCCGGTTTCCGAAAACAGGCCCATCTCGCCGAGGCGACCGGGCGTAAACGGCTGGTTGTTGATGGAATCGGTGAGGCTGACGAAGGAAAAGGCGTCGGACTCGAAGACATTGTTCATGATACCGGGCATCGAGCCCTCCTGTGCGTTGAGCGCCGCGATCAGCGGGCGATGAGGGACGAGGCGGCGAGGGTCGCCAGCGCGGCGGCCTGGTTGGCGGCGAGTTCGGTGACCTTCCAGATCAGCGCCGAGGCCCGCACTTCGGCGTGCCGGGCGACATTGATCGCCTTGGCGTCGGCCGAGGTGGCGTCGACGCGGTCGAACAGCACGCCGGCGGCGAGCTGCGAGCCATCGGCGGCGGTGTGGTCGAACTGCACGAACTTGCCGGAGGCGGTAACTTTGCCGAGCACCGTGCCGGGCTGCAGGACGCCGGCGCCGGAGGCGACGGTGATGTTGTCGAGCGACAGATTGCCGGTGTCGTCATGCGAGAGCAGGAACGATCCCGTATGCGGGTTTTCGTAAAGCGTGGTCATGGGTGGAGATCTCCGGGGAGCGAAGGGCGGGGAATGGCGGGATTATTTCCCGGCGCGGCGGGCGTAGATCGCGGCGGCGTCGATGCTCTTCGGCTGGACGCCGGCGGCGAGTTCGCCACCCGGGCCGAGATTGGTCTGGCCCAGCGCGGCCATGGCGGCGGCGAGCGGCGATGCCGGCGCGGCGGCGGTAGCGGGTGCGGCCTCGAGGATGGCGGCGGCGTCTTCGGGCGACATGCCGGTCTTGAACGCCATGTGCTGCGCCTGCGGCTCGCGGCCCTTGGCCGAGGCATGGCCGAGAATGGCGGAAATGCGGGCGCGCTCGGCGGCCAAGCCTTCCGAACGTCCGGCGGACAATCCTTCCGAACGTCCGGCGGCGTGCGCCTCGGTGCGGGCGGTGGCGACGGCGGAATCGAGCGTGGCCTGGGTGATCTGATTTTCGGCGGTCATAGGCAATCCTCTGTTGACAGTGGTGCGCGCGGCCGAGAGGTCGGCGCGGATCATCGCGAAAACGTCGTCGAGCGTGCCGACGGCGTCGGCCACGCCGGCTGCGACCGCCGCCTGCCCCATGAACACGCCCGCTTCCGTTTTGCGGACGGCATCTTCCGTCATCGGGCGATGCGCCGCGACGGTCGAAACGAACAGGCTGTAGATCTGATCAATCTGGCCCTGGATGCGGGCGCGCGCGTCGTCTGGCAGCGCGCTTAGCGGGTGGCCGTCGGCCTTGTAGGCGCCGGCGGTCAGAAGGGTCGGCTTGACGCCGGATTTCTCCACCTGGGCGGAGCGGTCGAGATGCATCCACACCACGCCGATCGAGCCGAGCACGCCGGAAGGCGTCGTCACGATCCTGGTCGCGCCCGACGCGATGGCGTAGCCGGCGGAGGCCGCCTGTCCATTGACGAAGGCGTAGACCGGTTTTTTCGCCGCGAGCGCGCGGACCCGTGCCGCTGTTTCCATCGCGCCCGAGGCGGAGCCGCCGGGCGTGTTCATGTCGAGAATGACGGCGCGGATGCGCGGGTCTTCGGCCGCCGCCAATTGGGCGTCGAGGCCTTCATAGGAGGTCAGGCCCGACGAAGCGCCGATCCATGCGCCGCGATTGACCAGCTCGCCGAGCACGCTGATCAGCGCGACGCCGTCCTGTTCCCGATACATGTTGATCGTGCGGCCGTCCTCGCCGCGCGGGCCGGCGGGCTTGCCGACAAAGCGCGAGGCGTCGATCTCGGCGAGCGGCTCGACGCCGAACCTTTCGGCGAGGCCAGACGCCAAGGTGATCGCCGCCGTCGGATCGACCAGCAGCGGCTGGTTGAACACCAGCGAGGCGATGCGAAATACCGTGGTCATGGCTTGTCCGCCCCGTTCTTGTCCGACTTGTTCTTGTCGGCGGGCTTGTTTCCCGGCGCCGGCTTGTCGTCGCCGGGCTCGGCCGGCACGGCCTCAAGCGCCTTCGCCGCCTGTTGCGGGATCAGCGGCGGCAGGCCGAGGCGCTCGCGCTCCTTGTGCTCGCGCGCCTGCTGCGCCAGCACGTCGACCCAGTCCTTGCCCTGCTCCGCGCATTCGTCCTCAAGCGTCGAAAGCCCGCCGTCCATGCGGGTGAGCGCGGCGAGCGCTTCCTTCTGCGGATCGACCCAGCCGCGCGGCGGGCCCACCCATTTGCCGGCGCAATAGGCGGTCTTGGCCTCATGGAACGACGGCGCGCCAGCAGGCAATTTCACGTCGCCGCGATCAATCGCTTCTTCAAGCCACGCCGCATAGATCGGCTGGGCGAATTGCGCGGCGAAGATGTCCTTGCGGGCGGTGAAGCCCCGCCAGATTTCGACGAGCGCGGCGCGAGCAGAGGAATAATTGACCTGGCTCCAGTCCATCGACAGCTGCTCGTAGCTGACGCCAATTGCGGTCGCGATGTTGCGCAACACGGTGCGTTCAAAGCTGTCGAACACCGAATTCGGATGATTCGGATTGGTGAGCTTGACCTCTTCGCCGGGCGCGAGAAAATTGACCTTGACGCCCGACAGGCTCATCGGGGCCTTTTCGTGCCAGTCGAGGCGGCTGTCCTGGTATTTCGACAGGTCGTCGCCAAGCGATTCGGCGAGCTGTTCGCCATCGAGCGGCGAGGTGACGAAGGCGGCGAGCATGGCGTTGAGCACCGCCGCCTGCAATTCGGCCTCGTCATATTTGCCGAGCATCCGGATCTTTTTCAGGATCGGCGCCAGCGGCGAGACGCCGCGAAACTGGCCGGCCGCCTGCGGTTCGAACGCATGCACGATCACCGGGCGGCCCCAGGCGGTGCGGCGTGGCGTGCGTGTCCAGGTCCAGACCTTGAGATTGGCGAAATAGGCCTCGCCGGGATGGGCGCCGCGAATCCAGTAGGCCGAGGGCTCGCCGCGCTGGCCGACCTCGACGCCGCCGCGCAACAGGTAGCTGTCGGGCGCATTGTTCTGGTTCGACAGCCGGTCGGGATGGATGATCTGCACCGCCGTCGAATAGGCGTAGGAGCGCGGAATCCACTGGATTTGCGCCAGCGCTTCGCCGTCCCAGATGCGATGGCGGAACGCCAGCGCCAGCAGGCCGCCCCAGTTCAGGCGCTCGCCGGCGTCGCAGGCGAAGTCGATATTGTCGGCCCACAGTTTCCACGCCGCCTCGATGTTGGCGGCCAGTTCCGCCGCCGCATCGTCGCTGATGCCCAGCGCGCGGGCGTTGGGCTTGGACGATAGCCGCCAGTTCGAACCGATGACCGCGTCGACGACGCGGGCGACGCCGCCCGACGCCCAGCCGTCGTTGCGGGCGAGATCGTGGATCCGCGCCGACAGCACGTTGCGGTCGGCGGCGATGGCGACTTGCGGCGCCGGATTATACGCGCCCCAGGACTGCAGGTCCGGGTCGGTCAGCGACGCGCCGTGATAGGCCCGGCCCAGGCCCCAGGCGGTCGCGCGGGGGGCTTCAGCCACAGGCGCGGATGCGCCGCCGAAAGCGCCGAGGAAGCGGCCGAGGAGCGACGGGGTTGCGGTCATGCTCAGAAGGCCACCCTGCGGCCGCGCGGGCGTGCGCCGGGCAGGCCAAGCTGGCCCTTGAGGTCACGGATGTAGCCGGCGAGCAGCGCGACGTTCGCCTTGCTGAATTCCGTCCACTTGTCGCCATGGCGCAGGCGGACCACGCCTCCCGTGGTCATGATGTCGTGATAGGCCTGTTCGGCCGCCGCGAGATTGGCCGTCGCGGTTGCTGCGTCGACCATGTCAGCCGGTCGCCGCGTCGATGATGACGAGCGGATCGGTGCTTTTGCCGACCGATTGCGTCTTGAGAACCTTCGTCGTATCGGCGGCGGGGACCGGAGCGACCGGCGCGGCGCCAGCGAGATCGAGCAGCTCGGCGGCGGGGACCGGAGCGACCGGCGCGGCGCCAGCGAGATCGAGCAGCTCGGCGGCGCGGGCGAAGCGAACGCGATCATGGCCGAAGTCGCCGGAGGCGGCCTGCCCGCGCAGGAAGTCGGCAAGCGCGGCGTGTTCGGTTTGCTCGATCATCGTCATCCCCTATTGAACCCACGCGCCAGATCGGCGAGCGTGCGGCGTGGTTTGGCTTGTGGCGGCGCGGGCGCGGCGGGCGCATTCGTGTCCGCCGGCGGGCGGTGGATCATGTCTTCGAGATCGAGTTGCGCGCTCTCCGGACGCTGGGTCCGTTCGGCTTCGAACCGATCCCAGGCGGCGGGCGGCAGGTCGCGCACGCCGAACTTGATGGCGGCGGCCTCGGCCTGGCACATGGTGTCGAGCGCCTCGTTGCGCTGGCCTTCGTCCTTGACCCAGATGAAGCTCGAAAAGCCGGACTTGTCCTTTTTCTCGATGCGCCGTTCGGCGGTCAGTTCGCGGAAATAATCGTCGCCCATGCCGATGGGCAACCCGACATAACCGGCCTCGAGCGTGTCGCTCTTTGGCAGGTGGCGATAGAGCGACCATTTCAGAATCGAGGTCGCGAAATTGTAAAACCGGCTCTGGTATTTCAGGATCTTGCCGGTGCGGCGGTGGCGTTCGCGTTTGACTTTGGCGATCAGCGGCTTGTCGTCGCCGTCGACGCCGCGCACCATGATCACTTTCGATGTCGGATGCCGGCGCGCCCAGCTCCAGACTTCCTCGGTCCAGGCGTTGCCGTCGATCGCCAGCAGGTCGACGCCGATCTCCGCGCCCGAGGCGTGCCGCCATTTCGAGGCGAGCAGCGCGTCGAGTTTCGCATAGGTCGCGGCGTCGCCGATAAAGCCTTCGAGGCGGGCGTAATCGACGACATGGCGGCGACCGTCGCGCGTCCAGGCGACGGCCTGCCAGGCGAGCCAGTCGCCCTGCACGTCGAGCCCCACGGTCAGGACCAGGCCGCTCTCGGGAATGGTCCGGCGCGCATGGCCACCGGCTTCCGCCCGGTGGCGCAGGTCCTCCCAGGGGGGCGCTTCGCCCTTGACCTGATAGGCCTTGCCGGCCGTGTCGTTGTAGAAAACCTTTTCCTTGTCCGGGGCGCCGCGCGCCGCCAGCCATTCGCGGGCGATGCGCTCGAAACTTTGCAGGCGGCTATAGGCCGACCAGATGTAGAAACTGCGGTGCTCGCGCGCGGCCTTCGGGTTGCGGGCGATCCAGCGTCCGCGCCGCAGCATTTCGGCGCGCTGGTGCTCTTCGATCATGGCCCCGCATTCGATGCAGGAAAAGCAAGTTTTTTCCGGCTGCTCGGCGTCGAGGTTGGACAGAAAGTTCTCGATGTCGAGCGTCTGTTCATGGCCGCAATGCGGACAGGGAACGTAGAAATATTCCTGGCTGCCAAGATCGAAATTGCGGGTGATGCGACAGCCCGGCAGCACCAGCGGCGTCGAAATCTTGAAGATCTTGGCGAATTCGAAGGCGCGCGACCGGCTGTTGGCCTGGTCCTCCGGATCGCCGGCGGCGTTGGTCTCCCATTTGGCCAGATCGTCCTGCACCTGGCGGCGCATCGACACCTGAGACAGCGAGGCCGGCGAATTGGCGCCGGAAATCAGGATCGAGCCGCGTCCGTCGGCGCGCTCCTTGAACAGCACGCTGTCGCCGCCGTCGCGCGACTTCTCCGGGAACACTTCGCGCAGCCGGGGCGAGCCGTCGAGCATCGCCTTGAGTTTCAGTTTCGACCAGCGCCGAGCGTTGTCCTCGGTCGGGTGGACGTAGAGCAGATCGCAGGGGTCGAGGTCCTGCGAGCCCAGCGTGAACACCGTGGCGAGGATCGTGCCGCCGACCTGGGCGGATTTCGACAGCGTCACCGTGCGGCACGGATCGTCGGGGCCGAGCGCGCTGTAGATTTCCGAAAAGAACGGGAACAGGTCCGGGTTGAACGGGCCGCGAAACTGCGACTCGCGGTCGGAAAAGCTGATGTTGCGGATCGCCCAGGCCTCGTAATCGACCGGCGGCGGCGGCGTCAGAACTTCCGCCATCGCTTCGTTGGCGAGGCGGCGCGGATTGGCAAGGAGAACACTCACGAGCGCGGTTCGTCGTGGGTGTCAGTGTCTTCGATCGTCTCCGGTTCGGCGGCGGCGGCCATCGCAAACTCGGTGGAAACCCGGTCGCGCACGCGGCGCAGCTCGGAGCGCAGAAGGTGCAGCGAATCGCGCTGCGGAATTTGGTATTTGGCGGCGAGCGCAGAGGCGAAGTCGGCCAGCGCGCCGTCGAAGGCCTCGAACAGTTTCGCGGCGACGCGGACATTCTCGTCGCGCGCCGACTTGGCCAGGATGTAGACGCCGCGCGAAAGCCGGTCGGCCTCCTCTGCGCGGCGCGTCGTCAACTCGGCCTGGCGAAGCTTCTCCGCCTTGATCCGCGTCTCGACGGAGTCGACCAGCGGTAGCGTTGGCGGCGGCGGCGCTGGCGTCTCGACCAGAGGCGCGACCGGAGCGGGTTGCTCAAGCCGCGTCGTGATGCCGTTCAGGCCGAAGCGCTGCGATGGGTCGAGCCGCTCGCGCAATTGGGCGTTGGCGACCGCGACATTGATCCGGGCGTCACGCCCCTGTCCGACCAAAGCGTCCGGACCGATATGGCCCGCCGTGATCCACTGCGTGACCCGGCCGGCGGAAACGTTGCGCAAGGTGGCAAATTCTGATTTCCGAACGATTTTCGCAGCGTCGGCCATCATTTTAGGGGTCTCTTTAGGGCCTCTTTAGCCGCTCTTTAGGCTTCAAAAACCGCTGCAACTAGCGGAAACCCGCGACTTTTCCAGCCGTGGGCGGGTGGGGGCCGGGGGAAGGACCCGCCCGGCGCAGGCCAGCCCAGGTCTCAGCGCGCGCCGCCCATGACCATGGTCATGACCGCTGCGACCCGCGGCGCAGGCCAGCCCAGGTCTCAGCGCGCGCCGCCCATGACCATGGTCATGACCGCTGCGACCCGCGGCTCAAGCTGCGTCGCGACGATGGTGTTGAACACGTTCAGCGCCGCCCCGCGCACGAGCTCTTGCGGGATGAACACGCCGGACTTCACCTTCTTGATGGAGCCGCCCCAGCGTCCGCCGGCGA